ATTAGGCAAATATAAAACAAACATAGGCACAATAGGAGGCTTACATTATGGCTACACTAGCTGAAATAAGAGCGAGATTAAAATCTCAAGAAGTGAATCGCTCCACTTCATCAACCGGCGGCGACAACGCCATCTACCCACACTGGAACATACAGGAAAATCAAGAAGCAGTAGTTCGTTTCTTACCTGACAAAGATCCAAGCAACACTTTTTTCTGGACCGAAAGAGCAATGATCAAATTGCCTTTTGCTGGAATCAAAGGACAAGCGGATTCAAGACCAGTGCAAGTACAAGTACCATGCATGGAGATGTATGGAGAAACTTGCCCAGTTCTAACGGAAGTTAGACCGTGGTTCAAAGACAAGTCAATGGAAGACATGGGCAGAAAATATTGGAAGAAGAAAAGTTACATATTCCAAGGTTTTGTGTTACAAAATCCATTGTCAGATGACAAAACACCAGAGAATCCAATACGAAGATTCATTATTGGTCCACAAATTTTCAACATAATCAGATCTGCATTACTGGATCCAGAAATGGAAGAGTTACCAACTGATTCTGTGAGAGGTGTGGATTTTAGAATAACCAAAACGTCCAAAGGTGGATATGCTGATTACTCTACTTCAAAATGGAGCAGAAGAGAACGAGCTCTGGATGAAGCAGAAAGAGCAGCCATTGACAAGTTTGGATTGTTTAATCTTTCAGACTTCAGACCTAAGAAGCCCACCGACGCAGAAGTAAAAATAATTAAAGAATTATTTGAAAAATCTGTAGAAGGTGAAGCTTATGATCTAGAAAAATATGGTCAGTATTTCAGACCAGCTGGAGTATCAGCTACAGCAAATGGTTCTGCAAATGGATCATCTTCAGTAACTGCTACAGTCGATGGAGAAGCTGTTGTTACCAAAGTAGAATCGGTAAAAGCGGCTCCTGCTGCAGCAGCACCTCAGCCATCCACTGATAGTGCTAAAAGAGCAGAAGATATCTTGAAACTGATTAGATCAAGACAAAGCAAATAACACTAATTTCCCTTTTGGCTCCAGCATATTGACACTGGAGCCAATTAGTGTTAATATAAGAACATAGGAATAAAAAATGACAAAAGTATTTGACGCAACAAAATTTAGAAAAAGTATCACAAAATCAATACAAGGATTGGGTTTAGGATTTAATGATCCCACAGATTGGATTTCCACAGGCAACTACGCATTAAACTATTTGATATCTGGAGATTTCAATAAAGGTATTCCACTAGGTAAAGTATCTGTACTGGCGGGAGAATCAGGTGCAGGTAAATCTTACATAGCATCAGGCAACATAATCAAGAATGCACAAGCACAAGGTATCTATGTTATTCTAGTTGATACTGAGAATGCTCTAGATGAGTCTTGGTTAAAAGCACTGGGTGTGGACACCGATGAGAAAAAATTATTAAAATTGAGTCTCTCTATGATAGACGATGTAGCCAAAACCATATCAGAATTCATGAAAGGTTACAGAGAAGAGAATGCAGACAATAGAGAGAATGCACCTAAAATTCTATTTGTGATAGATTCATTAGGTATGTTATTAACTCCCACAGATGTGAATCAATTTGAAGCAGGAGAGATGAAAGGTGACTTAGGTAGAAAACCCAAAGCTCTAACAGCTCTAGTTAGAAATTGTGTGAACATGTTTGGTTCTTACAACGTAGGATTGATCGCAACCAATCACACGTATGCATCGCAAGATATGTTTGACCCAGATGATAAAATATCTGGAGGTCAAGGATTTATCTATGCTTCTTCTATTGTGATAGCAATGAAAAAATTAAAATTAAAAGAAGATGAAGCAGGTAATAAAATTTCAGAAGTAAGAGGTATTCGAGCAGCATGTAAAGTTATGAAGACTCGTTATGCTAAACCTTTTGAAAGTGTACAAGTTAAAATTCCATATGACACCGGTATGGATCCTTATTCTGGATTGGTTGATCTTTTTGAAAAACAAGGAGTATTGGTTCAGTCTGGCAACAGATTAAAATATATGGATAGCAAAGGCAAAGAACATCTAGAATATAGAAAAGATTGGGATGGAGATAAATTAACAATGATAATGAACGATTATCAAAATGTTAAAAAATCAGAACCAAAAGAAGAAAATGAAAAAGAAAATAAAAAAGACAAAAGCAAAAACAGCAGTAATTAGTCCTGTTTATTCTTTTTATGGTGATGTAGAAAAACTACATGCTAAGGTAAGGACTTTAGAATTAGGAAAGTATTCTCCTTTAGTAAATGCTGTAGAAGTGCTTAGACAAAAAGTTTTAAATTTTAAAGAGAGACCAGGAATAACAACAATAAAAGAAAAATAAAAATGCAAGAATTTACACACGAAGAAATAGAACAGATATGGAACTCAATCAGTCACTATGTGCCTGATAGACAGAAAGTAGACTGTGCTGTTGATTTTATCAAAACATTGGTAGATATTGGTGTTCCGACTAAAGTAATCAAATCTGCTGGAGAATATGATGAGAAATTAGAAGAGGCTATAGAGAGTGTGTTTGACGAAGAAGAAGAAGACGGATACGACGAATAATGAGCTGGTATACTAAAGTAAGTCAAGACATTGGTTTAATACCTGACTGTATAAAATATTTTGATCAAGAATTAGAAGCAGCAAGAAAAGAAATATATATCTTTGGAAATCTTGAAAAAGCAGCAGCAGCATTGCCAGGAGTAGTAGAGCAAAGATTCAATCAATTACAAGAGATAGAAGCGATACTAGAGTATCTCAACATTGAGAATCGAAGATTAAGATCAAGAACATTTAAAAAATTTTTAGAAAATTATAATAGAGCATTAACATCTAGAGACGCTGACAAGTATGTGGACGGAGAATCAGATGTGGTAGACATGGAAAAAATTATTAACGAATTTGCTCTATTAAGAAATAAATGGTTAGGCATAACCAAAGGTTTAGATCAAAAACAATGGCAGTTAACTAATATAGTTAAACTCCGAGTGGCTGGTATGGAAGATGCCACGATCAGATAGGATAATACTCACAGACGTTGATGGTGTACTATTAGAATGGGAAGACCATTTTAGTAAATGGATGTCAACCAAAGGATTCCCACAATTAGAAAATACAGATCACGAATATGATATGAGTATTCGATATGGCATACACAAAGATCTTTCAAGAGAATTAGTTAGAGAATTTAATAAGAGTGCATGGATGGGTACACAATCCCCTATGCCTGATGCACAAACTTGGGTAAAATTATTACATGCTGAAGGTTGGACATTTATACCCATAACATCACAAACATCAGATATACCAGCACAAGAATTAAGAAAAAAAAGATTAGCCGAATTATTCGGCAATACTGTGTTTACAAATTTCTTTATATTAGAAACAGGAGATCACAAAGATGCAGCGCTGGCAGAATTTCACGGAACAGGTTTATGGTGGGTAGAGGATAAATGGACCAATGCTAAAAAAGGTTTAGAATATGGTTTAAGACCATTATTATATAATCATGATTACAACCAGGGTTTAGAAGATGAAAATATTATCCGAGTAAATAACTGGCAACACATATATAAAATTATTCATGGTAAAAAATAAAAAAATATTAGTAATGGGATTACCAGGCTCGGGTAAGAGTTATCTCTCTGATAAATTAGCAACTTTACTGGGTGCTGTGTGGTTAAATGCCGACCGAGTAAGAGCAGAAGCTAACGATTGGGATTTTTCTCCCGAAGGCAGAACAAGACAAGCAGAACGAATGAAACGTCTAGCACAAGAAGGATTAGACCGCGGCAAATATGTGATTGCTGATTTTGTGTGTCCTACAGAAAAAACTAGACAAGACTTTGCTGCTGATTATACTGTGTGGGTAGATACTATTAAAGAAGGACGTTTTGAAGACACCAATAAGATGTTTGTGCCTCCACAAGAATATGATTTTCGAGTACCTACACAAAATGCTGAATTGTGGTCACTAAGAATAGCAGATGAAATACAAGAGTATGTTTGGGATAATCGTAAACCCACAGCTCAAATGTTGGGTAGATGGCAACCGTGGCACGAAGGACATCAAGCTCTGTTTGAAGAAATTATTAAAAAGACAGGACAAGTAAACATACAGGTTCGTGATGTACAAGGGGTGGGAGACAATCCATTTGATTTTGAAACAGTTAAAAAAAATATAGAACAAGCATTAACACCGTATAAAAACAGAATCAGAGTAACTCTAGTGCCAAATATAACTAATATTTGTTACGGCAGAGGAGTTGGTTATAAGATAGAAGAGATTGTTTTACCAGAAAATATACAAAAAATTTCTGCTACAGATATTAGAAAGAAAATGCGAGAGGAAGGAAAACTATGAAAGTATATGTAGGTTATGATCCACGAGAAGATATTACATACCAAGTGTGCGAACATTCAATCAAACGTAGAAATCGAAATACAGAAGTGGTTCCTCTAAAAATGAAAACACTTAGAGAATTAGGAATCTATACCAGAGAAATAGATAAACTTGCCAGTACAGAATTTACATTCACAAGATTTTTTATACCATATCTACAAAACTATCAAGGATGGGCAGTATTCTGCGATTGTGATTTTGTTTGGAAAATAGATGCTGACGAATTAAAACAATACTGTGATGACAGCAAAGCAGTAGTATGTGTACAACATGATTACACTCCACCAGAAGGTGTTAAGATGGACGGACAGATGCAACTAGCATATCCTAGAAAGAACTGGAGTTCAATGGTATTATGGAATTGCGCTCATCCTAAAAATAGAATTCTTACTCCAGAATTATTAAACAAAGAAACAGGCAAATTTTTACATAGATTTAGTTGGCTAGAAGATTCTGATATAGGATCTTTACCGCACGAGTATAATTGGTTGGTAGGTTGGTACAAAGAGCCACAAGACGGTTCGCCAAAAATATTACATTATACAGAAGGCGGTCCGTGGTTTGAAAATTACAGAGATTGCGAATATGCTGACGTTTGGAAGAAAGAATTAATAAATCTATTCTCGTCATGAGCCACGATCGTTGGTTAATACCCAAAGTTGATTGCAACAAAAATCCTATACCACATATTTGGTCCAGTACTCTTGTGCGTAGAGATATCTATGATCGACTTTACGAACAATGGAATAATATAGAACATCAACACTGGAAAAACTTTATTAATGATATGAATGTTGAAATATATTTTCATAATGATTTTACTAATATGTTAACTCCTAAAAAAAATAATGAATATATTGGTTATTGGTTTTTTCAACAACGCACTGACAAAAGTAAAGGTGGCGAAATAGAACTTGTAAACGGATCTAACAAGAAAACATTAAGTTATTGGCACAACACTATGTTAATATTAGAAACAGAGAAAAATTTTACAGTATTGCTTAGAAAACACGAGTTACCTCAGAGACCTTTTTGTGAACTTTATTTCGATACAGCGACTAATGAAAAAATAAAAAGATTATTAAGTTAATCTTTGTAATTGGCTATAAATTCTTGTAATTTTTTAACGTCGGTATCCAGGTGTCGATCTTTAACTTTATTCCACACATAATCATCTCTAATGTTAATATTTAAATTTTGTCTAACTAATATAGCAGTATCATCAAACACCTTCTTTGCTTGAATTAATGTTTTGGTTAGATAAAAACATCTACCAAGTTTTTTAGCAACAGTTTGATTATACGTATCCACATACCAATGCCAAAAAAATGGAGGAACAAAATATCCAAGTGCTTTCATCCAGTTTCGATGCACAGCAAAATGTGGACTTCCAACTCGTTCATTTTCTTTTAATTGATACGGTTCTTCGTTAATTAATAATGCATTTCCGTTTCCTTTAGTGTTGCCGTCAAACGGAGCAGCCATGCAAATCTTATCTGGAAATTTTTCAAATACTTTTATAATATTAAGATCCCAATTTTTAGTCATGAACTGTATATCGTCTCCTGCTAAAAATAATATATCGTATTTGGCTTTTTCAGCTAATTGATTCCAAGAAAAACAAGTACTTTGATTAGATCCTATAATATAATGTCTTTGATCGATATATTTTTTATATTGTTTTAATGTTGTATCATCGTCGTTTAGATAAAGTAATATTTCTATATTGCTGTGTTGACTAACTGTTTTATAGATAGTATCTATCATTCTCCTAGCTAGGTCTGGACGTCCTCTAGATGGACACAGTATTGAAATCATATCAATCTATCTTTCCATGTTTTAGGAGTCTTATTACTGATTATTTCTAAAGGAAGATGATATTTAAATTTTCGTGTGCCTCGTTGTCGTATATAATCTGCAGTTTTCTTTACAGCAGTTTTTAAATTAGTGGTGGTACGATAATTTAACAATCGACGAGCTTTGTCAGCTGAACAAGTAGCCAGTTTTACTTCTTTAGGTCTGTCTTCGTAATGTATAGGATCTAGATTACAACCTGTTTCATTAGCACACAATGCTGATAATTCATTAATACTTACAAATTCTTCGTCTGGGCCGATATTGATTATTTCGCCTTTGACGTTTTCATTGAATGCTAATTCATTCAAACAATAAAGACAATCATCAATATAACTGAAACACCTTTTCTGTTCTCCGTCTCCATATATCACAGGTGCTTTACCTTGCAGCATTCTATTTAACATAATGCTCATCACATTTCGAAAAGGATCATCATATTTCTGTCTAGGACCCACAATGTTATGTGGCACTGCTATGTTCCATTCTATGCCGTGTGTATCACATAAATTTTTAATCACTCGTTCTCCTGCTTCTTTGGCAATACCATATGGATCCTGTGGTTTGGGTTCATATTCTTCGCGGAAAGGCACTTGATTGGTTCCATACCTTGCCATGGAACTACAGTAAACAAATCTTTTAACTCTATTTTTAATTGCTGCTGTTACTGTGGATACTGATGCTTCAAATATATTTTGAGTTACTAACAACGGACTGAACACACTCAATCCTTCATACGCAGTTGCGGCACAATGATACACTATGTCACTGCCTCGCATGGCTTCGGTCATCTTATCTAAATCTCGACAATCAATTTGATGGAACTCCACACCCTCTGGTATATTATCATTATAACCGCCTATCATGTTATCATTACCAGCAACCTGATGACCATTGGATATCATTAGATCTGCTAGATGCGATCCTAAAAATCCAGCAACACCTGTTATAAAAATCTTCATGATATATTAATTATTCCTAATAAAGACCTTGTCTGGCCATTTGTCTATTAATGTGGTAAAACCCAACTCCTGTAGATATTTTTCTATTTCTGCATTGCTAGAATTATATTTTTTTGAATTATTGTTTAATTCTATCATTAAAAAATTACAATCCTTTAGTGTATTGTTTGCTCCACGAAGCACATTCATTTCAAAACCTTCTACATCTATTTTAATTAGATCAACGTTTTCAAAATGAAAAGAATCCACAGTCTTCATTGGTATATTACCTGTAGAATATATTCTTCTAGCTTGTGTAAAATTGTCGTCAGTTAATGATACTTTAATTTCTGTATCTCCTACAGCATAATCTAATAATTCTATATTATCAAAAGAAGAAAGATTTTTTAAAAGACATTCAAAATGAGTTCTATCTGGTTCAATTGCATATATCTTTTTGCAATGCGGTGCTAATTCTGCACTCCATGTACCACACCATGCTCCAATGTCTAATACCGTGTTAAATTTTTTATTTCGAGATTGACACCATTCTAGAAATTCTTTAAGACATTTATTCTGTGTAAATGGTTGTCCTTTACGCCATTGTTCTATATGTACATCGTTACTAGGTACCCAAAACCCATTTATTTTTTCTATATTCATAATATTTTAATTTCTTTTAAAATACTGATTGCTGTACCGTTAGCAAACTCTCGAGGAGTAAATTGTTGATATGCTAAAGAATATAACCATTCTGTAGGATCAATATAAAATGGATCTTCTATTTCAGATAGGCTGGCAGATGATATAGTCCAAGCAAAACTTTTTGGATCACTGAATACAGGCACTCCGTGTAATGCTGATTCTACAGCACTGATACTACAACTGGTTACGCATGCCCATGCATTCTGTAAATCGTGTTCTAAAGGTACATCTGCTACAGCAGGACCAGATGTGCCGGCTTTTCTAGGTTTCTCTCTTATCTTAATAGGACGATCAGTATATTTTTTTATTTCTTTTATGGTATTATCTAACCAATTAATTTTTTTAAGATATGTGTGTATGCCCGTACTGCTAGGACAAATAAGAATATAATCTCCTTGATTTTTGTTTCTTGTTTTAATTTTTAAATTAAATTTATCGAATCTATCAGAAGGACAACCTCTCCAATATCTAGCATGTATCTGATTCCTACAAATTCTCCAGTAATGATTATCTTCTTTTAAGTTATTATTATCGAATCTCCCAAAATACGGTGTATCAGTATACCAGTAACCCGATCCTTGCTGTTCTAATTGATGCACGAGATTGATATTGTTATTAACAAAACCCCAAAACATTGCAGGAGATTCTGCTGTCTTTTCCAAATTACTCTTTATTTTAACTTCTGAAGGCCAAGACTGTTTAATTCCGTTGAATACTTCCCAACATTTGCTTTTGGTATTTTCTAGAGGTGCATATATGGTTAACATTTGTACTATTTTATAGTATAATTATTCAAAGAACAATGATAGTAAAAAACATATCAGCTATACAATACTTCCAAGAACGTTTTGATATAATGGATGTGCCATATCAATACACTGTGAATTATCATCCAGCGGCTCCTAAAAAATCTTTTACCAGTAATCCTACATTCTTAGCAGAATTTCATGATTGCTTTGCACATAGTTTACCTCTTATAATCACAAACGAAAATCATCTTATTACTTCTCATATCTGGCCATTGTTGCACAACACTCGATATAAACCTCAGAAGACACACGGATTATGGCAAACATGGGGAGATAATATTGATATATCGTTGCCTGCTCCTAGTAAACAGCTAGACGAACCTTACAAATACGTATGGTTACCTATCGACGAACAGAGTGCTAATAATGCTTGGCATATATGGATTGATGTAATATCAAAATTTAGATTAATAGAAAAACATTTCAGTTACAAATATACAGAGTTTATCTATGTGTTGAGTAATAAAAGTGAATATTTTGATCGAGTGGCTAAAGAATTATTTCCAGAATTAAGATATTATGTAATGCCTAAAAATACTACATGGAAATTTGCACATTTATTAGCACCATCTATGAGTAATCACGAGGATGGTATAACTGTGCCTGAAACAGTGAAATGGTTACGACATAAGTTTGGTAAAAATTTAAAACCTACTAGAAAAATTTTTATCAGTAGAGATGATGCACCTGCAAGGAAATTAATCAATGCTGATGAAGTATTCATGGCTCTACAAGGTTGGGAAACAGTAACACTAACTGGTTTGAGCACAAAAAAACAAATAGAACTTTTTTCAGCAGCCTCACATGTAGTATCCACACACGGTGCTGGATTAACTAATTTATTGTGGTGTCAAACAGGAACAAAAGTAATAGAAATAAGTCAAAAAGAATTATTAGAGAAGAAAGTTTATCCTATACTGAGTCATCATTTAGGATTATTTCATCATGTGTTATTGGGTAAAAAAGTACCAATAACAGGAGATAAAATCAAAGGAGTTAAAAGAAAAAAAGATTTTAATAATATATCTATAGAGACATCTGCACTATTTGAATTAATTAACAAGTTGTGAAAGATCTACTTTTACTTCTGGATAAATTTTAGATAATATTTCCCAAAGCCTAGTGCCTTTTTTGTGTTTTTTTCCTCCTGCCGAATGTAGAAAATATGTTAATTTATTATTAAATTTTTCTCCTCCATTATTTTTAAAATTCCATTTTGTATTCATATCTGTACATGCTACTTTACTTTTTACTATACAATAATTTAAAAACATACCATCATCAATTTTTTCATCTAGAATATCTTTATATTGACTAATGTATGGCAACATATCTTCTGTACATTTTTTATTCAACATGAATACACCCGGTTGTATAAATTTTTTTGACATTTCTTCTCCTGCTATTTCATTGAATAGATCTATATTTTTGTAAAATTGCTTACATTCGTTTGGAGAAGCTTTTCTATATTTTTCGTATTCTGCTCCTTTAAATGTATCTAGACTTGGATAATGTTCAAATATATTTGGGGCATGAGGTAATGCAAAAACATCACTGTCTACATATAATATTTGATCATATCTATCCCACCAAGATCTATCCATCCATAAATCAAATCTTTCCCATGTTGGATGTTTAAATCCTAGTTTAGGATTGATAATTCTTAGATAATCGATGCCATATTTTTTACAATATGTCTCAAAACTATATCTAGAATACTGTTCGGCCGGACTAGCATAAAGATTATTAAAATTTGGTTGAGTATATAGTTTGGTATCTATATAATATTGAATTATGAGATTTTTCATGATGATGTTTATATTTAAGCAATGAGAAAACCAAATAATTAATAAGAATGATATATCTAAGCAAAACCAACAGACCTGCTACTGAAAAGTATATCGTATGGGCACAACAAGGATTACCAGGATCAAAGATTTTACCATATGATCAAGTGATACAACAGAGAGATGCTGACAAAGTTGTATTAATGGGAATATTGAGAGGCACAAATATGGTGTATCATTGGGCTCAAAAAAACAAGATTGATTTTTATTTCATGGATCGTCCTTACTGGGGAGAGAGCAGAGGCAATCCTTATCTAATGAGGATAACCAAAAACGGTCATGTAAAGAATTACCTAGAATCTAGACCCAATGATAGATTTAAAAAATATTTTCCATTTAAGATAGAACCATGGAAGAAAGGTGGTCGTAAAATTGTAGTATGTCCTCCCACACACAGCATAGCAGTTATGTTTAATCAAGAAGATTGGTTATCTAAAACTTTAGAAATTTTACGAGCTAACACTGATCGAGAAATAGTTGTTAGGAATAAAGGCTATAATCCAGATAGTAAAATAGATGAGTTAGGAAGATTAATGCCAGGTCCTAATGATAACGAGGATACAGCAACTCCGATTGATTGGAATGATACTCATGCTATAGTAGCATTTAACAGTAATATAACTATAGAAGCCACAGCAAGAGGTATACCTGTATACACAGATGTTATGAATTCGTGTGCGCCTATAGCAGAGCAAAACTTTTCAAAAATAGAAACACCTAAATACATGGATAGAGAACCTTGTTATTATTCTCTAGCATACGGACAATTCTCAGCAGAAGAAATGCAAAACGGCTGGGCATGGAAGGTATTAGATGAAAGTTGAAATATTTAGAAGGACAGTTAAAGATAGACGTCGAGGAGCCAGCTGGGATTTATTAAAACATATGGCCGAAGGTATACGAAAGTCTGGAGATCAGCCAGTAATTGTTAATGAAAATCTTACAGGAGAATGGCGCAAAGATGAGATGGAACCCACAGCACCAATTGGGTGTATGTTTGGTTATGGTGGCGACAAACAGATGCATCACACCAAAGGTAGAAGGAGAGACCTTGTAGAACGTGCTAAAAAGAAAGGTATCTATATTATCACGTTCGATGGGGGTTTATTGAGTAGTTTTGGAAATACAGTGGATCATCCTCGTCATCATTGGAGAGTGGCTCTATATTCTCCTATGAATAACGGTAACTTTCTATCAGATAATTCTCCACCGGATCGTTGGGAAATGATGAAAAGTTTATGGAATATTAAGAATGACCCATGGAGAAAATCTAAACCCGAAGATCCAATACTGTTTGTGTTGCAGCCTAAAGATAACTGGAGCATGAATGAATTAGATCCAATTGATTGGTTTAATGGAGTTTATAAAACATTAAGACCATTAACTTCTAGAAGATTTTTAGTAAGGCCTCATCCTAATCATGTAGCAGCAATGGAACAAAGAAAAAATGAATTCCCTAAAGATATTGATTTAATAATAGGAGAAAAATTCTTTTCTGGAAATAATAAAAAATTTTATAGATTTAATTTTCAAGAAGCAATTGCTAATTGTCACGCTGTGGTAACACACAATTCAACTGCTAGCACAGATAGTTGTGTGAGAGGTATTCCTACTTTTTGTACTTCAGATCTAGCGATATGCTGGCCTGTGGCTAATACAGATCTAACAAAAATAGAATCTCCTGAATATCCTGATAGAACACAGTGGTTAAATGATTTAGGATATAAAATGTGGACCACAGAAGAAATTAAAGATGGTACAGTGTTTCGTAGATTCAAACAGAGATTAGGATTATAATATGTGCGGCATATATGGTATAACCAAACGAGATAGAGAATTTGTAGAAAAATATATAAAGATTTGCGAACATCGAGGACCAGACGGGCACGATGTTTGGAACGACGATTATGTTACTCTAGGACACAACCTTTTAAGTATAACCGATCAACCCATGGTTTCTCATCAACCATGGCGTACCGAGCGAGGCAACATATTAATCTACAATGGAGAGATCTTTAACTATTTTGATCTAATAAAAAAATATACAGAATTTAAACCCAAAACCACATGTGACACAGAATTACTAGCATGGGGATTGGATCACTATGGTGAAAAATTTGTTGAGCATATTGATAGTATGCATGCCTTTGCTTATTATAATACTCAAACAAGACAACTGATATTAAGTCGAGACCACGCCGGTATCAAACCGCTATACTATGCTGAGACAGCAGAAGGATTAATATTTGGTTCTGAAATAAAAGGCATGCTGGATCGAGTGCCTAACTCTAGAAAGATAGATCAATTGGCAATCAGTTGCATGAGTCTCACGGGTATCAATGCCACCAAGAACACATTCTTTACTAACGTAAAACAACTGATGCCCGGAGAAACAATTGTATACGATTGCACAAATAAAAGAATAAAATCATCAGAAAGAATTTATATCACTCCCAGATCTAATTCTTCTTTCAACCCCGCAGAGTTTAGAGACAAAGTTAAAAAGACTGTGCAGATGTGCAGCATAGGACGAAGACAGATGGGAGTATTTCTCAGCGGTGGATTAGACAGCAGCGTGATAGCCTACGAGATGATGCAGCTACACGGTGCTGTGAATACATTTACTAATAGAATGAACCCTAATATTATAACTGACGAAGATTATAACAGTGATGCTGCATGTGCAAAGATATTAGCTGAACAACAAAGGTTTAATCATACAGAAGTTATTATTACTCCTAGTGATGTTATTGCAGCATGGGATAACAGTATCTACTTCATGGAGCAGCCTGTATACAATCCCAGCATGAGTATGTACTATCATACTAATCGTAAATTATCCGAAGCAGGCACGATCATAACCATGGCAGGAGATATGGGTGATGAGATATTGGGAGGATATCCTAAGTACTGGAAGATGAAAGATGATGGATTTAAATCATGGGGTGATGTGATAGACAAATGGTTACAAAGAATAAAAAGACCACTAGTGGTGGGAGTACCAACGTTGCCAGCAGCAGTATTGAAAGAAGAATTAATAAAATTGTATCCCGATACTATGTGGAATCCTGCAGATCCTGTGGCATCTTATATGGCTCTCGATTGCGTGGCACAAGCACCCAATGAATTCTTTGCTAGGAATGACAAGTATGGCATGGCATTTGGTATGGAGGGTAGATTTCCTTTAACCACAAAAATGTTTATGCAATACTGTCTAGACATACCAACGAGTTATAAAATAGGAAAAAATAAGCACGAGACCAAACTGTTGACCAAAATTGCCTACAAAGGATTATTGCCGGATGCCATAATCAATAAACCAAAAACTGGATGGACTGTGCCGATTGGACAGTGGTTGGCAGCAGGCACTGATAAAAATTTAAAAAACTTTTATACGAGCAGCATGGGAGAAAAGTCTACATTAGATCGAGTTACAGTGACCCAAAAAGCAGGCAAAGCTCTTGTTCCATCTTGGGTAATGCAAGACTGGATCAAACGTTACAGAATGATATAATCAAATTTGATAATATGCTAAAGTAATTCGTTTATTTGAAGAACGATATCCTGAATATTTCCATTTCGTTGCTGTATAAATTTTTTCCGTGACCAATTTTAAATTTTTGGATTTTGCTAACATTGGCAAATTGATGTCAGATAACTGTGCATCATCAAATACAAAATTTTTAATTCCTACATGCAGAGACAATTCTATATCTTTTTCTATCACTGGAGCAGAGTGTCCTCCATCTATAAAAGCAAGATCATATTTCTCTGTGGGCAATTTTCTATTTCCTTCTATAACTTCTTTACTGATTATTTGACTGTCCCCCCATACAATGTGATGTCTATTAGGAAACTTTTTTTCTAAAATCTCTACTCCTGTTTGAGCTTTGATTATGGTCATAATCTCTATACTGGTTATTTTTATATCAGGGAACATAGTCAAGAATAAAGCACTGCTCCATCCTGTGTTGAAACCAAATTCCAGCATATTGGTAAAAGGCAATATTCTATAGAACTCTTGCCATGCATCCACCACATCTTTGGTTGGGCAAAGGTGTCCTGTGTGTCCTTTGGGCATGTAGGTTAAGTCGTGAATAATTCGTTGCATTTGATACCAAGTAAATATATCATATTTAACATGAAAATCAAAGTAATCACTTCCTACAAACCGGGCACATGGGATCTCTATTCCGGCAGAGGTATCAAGAGCATTGCCGAGCAATGGCCCAACGAAATAGATCTAGTGGTCTATCTCGAAGAACCTAAACCCAATTATGATCATCCTAGAATCACATGGATTGATCTCAACGCTGCTGAACCAGAATTATTAAAATTTAAAAACAAACACAAGAGTGATCCTGTGGCATGTGGAGAATTACAAGAGATACCGGGAGGAGTTAGAAGACCTGCTGCTCTACAACAACAGGGTGGATTGGACAAAAACAAAGGATCTTTTCTTTGGGACGCTGTGAGATTCAGTAATAAAGTCTTCTGTGTTGTCAATGCTGTGAGGAATTCTCCCAATTATGATTATGTACTATGGGTTGATGCTGATACTTTTACATTTAGACC